AAAGCATAATATATTAGAGTGTAAGCTTGATCTGCTGCAGGATATAGATATAGTGTTGGGTTTATCGTACGTTCAAAGTAGTATTGAGTTGGTCTTCCGCTGGTCGTTTTAACTGTGTAATTCCAATACTGTGCTCTTGCAATTGCAGTAGTAGAATAATCATTATTATTTGAATCTCTTATAATAACATCTGTGATGTCTACAATTTGTTCTGGTGCGTTTGCTCCCGAACCAAACAAACTAGCTCCTGTTAAATTTGTTGTGTCAGCAGCTAATGCTTTTTCTTGTTTTTTTACTGTCCATAAATTTATACCTCTGTTTGCCCACTCGGCAAGCATGAGGTTAAGTGAACGCTTTGCAGTTTGCAAATCATGTCCATTACGAATTTGCAAACCACAACGTTCAAATGCCTCTTGACATATTTGATCAATAGTAAGATCAAAAGTAGCTGTTGAAGCGTAAGTTGGCATTAGCCTCTCTTCTTACCTTTTTTAGCTTTTTTCTTCTTACCTTTCATGGCTTTCTTTTTTTTGCCCTTCATCATCTTTCCGCCTTTTGCCATTTCGACCATTTTTCCGCCTCTGGCTTTAAGTACGTTTTTCTTCTTCATCATATTAATCTCCGAATATTCGTTTATATGTTTTAGCACGAGATGCTACGACGTCTCGGTAGTACCCCTTTGGCCACAACTTATAGTAACCAGCTTTATGTAGTTTATCAGAAGCTTCCTGCAATTGCGAGAACTTTTGTGCTAGCATCATTGAATACTCTAGGTCGCTTTCTACAGTAGGGGCGTCCCCATTTGGAGTGACGAGGAATTCTTGCTCCTCTTCGTTTGCTGGATTGAGGGGATGAAAACCCATAAAAAATATATCCTTTTTATTATACCAATTATTGTAGTCATCAATTACTTCCTGAAATTCCTCTAAAGAATAATTAAAGTATGGATCACAAAAAATCAATATTTCGTGCACATCCAAATCTAATTGTTTCAAATATCCGTTTAATTCTGTTTTATACCATTTATGCTTTCTTTTCACATGAATTAAAACTTTGTCATCTCTCCATGTTTTTTTAGCAAAAGGACAAGCTGGAAATCCACCCAAATGTTTATTTGGTATTTCTAAAAAGTGTTCAGACCACTTACGTACGTCTTTTTCTATTTCTTTTTGCAAATGTTGAAACATTAGTTGGTTTTCCCCCCACTCCTTGAGCTTTTGATCTTTTTCTTGCGACAGCTGATCTTTTTTGACTTGCTGTCATACTTGCTGCCTTCGCAGCAGGAACACATTTTGGATATTTACGTTTGCTACCACTTGCAGATTTTCTACCGCAAGGTTTGTGACCACCACCTTTTTTCTTAGAACCAATGTCTACCCATTTCTGGCTAAACCATTTCTTTAGTCCGTTTTTTGCCATTACACAAATTTAGTATTTTTTCTTCTATCTTCTTTAACAGCACCGCAAGCTGCTGCAATTTTTTTAGCCATCATTTTACCTTTGTTTGCAAACGATACCGCTTTTCTTCCTTGTGATAATTTATTAAAATCTATAGCTCCGCCCATAGCTTTTTTAGGTCCTCTAAAATCTTTTCTTTTTTTACCACTTGGATCTTTGATTTTTCCTGCACATATTTTTGAGGCATAAGCATTTGCATAAGCGCTAGGATAAACCTTGAATTTACGCTTTGCTGCTGCTTTACCTCTTGGACATAACTTGGTCATCCTTGCCCCCTGTATTTGACAAATTGCCTTCTTTTGTTTTTATTCTTTGGCCTACTGCGTGAAGAACGCCCTATACTAGTTCTTTTTTTGACTGGTGTAAAGTATTCGTTAGAAGGTGTTTTGGCCATCTTACATCTGTGATAAAGGATTTTCTAATGCGAGTTTTATTCTCTTCTCTACCTTTTCTTCTAGCTCA